CACGCGCAGGAGATTGACCCGTCGCGCAAGTGGGACGAAGCCAAGGTGAAGTCGCTGACTGGCGGGGACAAGATCAGTGCGCGGTTCATGCGTCAGGATTTGTTTGAGTTCGAGCCGCAGTTCACGCTTGTCATCGCGGGCAACACGAAGCCAGAGATAACTAATGTGGATGACGCCATGCGGCGTCGTATGCACCTCATACCTTTTGATACTAAGCCTGCCCGCAAGGACGTTGACTTGCCGGATAAGCTGAAAGAGGAATACCCCGCCATCTTGGCGTGGGTTATCCAAGGGGCGAAGGCTTGGCTGTCTGAGGGGTTGAACCCGCCGAAGGTAGTCATCCAAGCTACCGATGAGTATCTCGCAGGAGAGGACGCATTGGCCCGCTGGATCACTGAGCGCTGCGTGGCTGGGCCTGACAATGAGATGACTACCAATGAGGCGTTCAATGATTTCCGTGACTGGTGCAAGGATAACAATGAAGCCAAGGGCAAGGATTGGTCGCAGCGTAAGTTCAACGGAGAGATGAAGACGCATGGCTATGACCCCACAAGGGACCGGGCGACACGAACGAAGCGTGTGTTCCGTGGCCTTGAGCTTCTCATAGGCGATGAAGACTACATGGTCATCAACGCCATGATTGATGAAGGGTCGGAAGACTTCTTCGGCGTGCAGATTAACTTCAAAGCTGGTGAGGAGTGAGGCAATGTATAGTAACGAAGAAAGGCTTAGGAACTGGTCGGCAAGTCCAGACATCATCGGGGCTATCCACCTAGATGCGGCGCTGTATGGTGTTCCTGAAAAGGAAATGACTAGGATAAAGATTGTCGGGCTGTCTAGGTCGCTCAACGCGGCCACCTCAAAACTCTCTAAGGCTTACTCAAAAATCCGTAAGTTGGAAAAAGAAAATGAGTTGCTGCAAAAGGAACTGAAGAAGGAGACAGCCTAATGTATGGGAACGATTTTATGCGGTATAAAGAAGTGAGGGATGCACTGAACCAGATGGGGTCTGACACCCCCGTCCTTCTTAATGAAGAGACTGGTGAGGTGACGCCGTTAGATGTGGATGTGGTCAATAGCCCACCGCACTATAAGTCTGGTGGCATCGAGGCCATCGAAGGTATCGAAGCGTCGATGGGTCCAGAGGCATATGCTGGCTACCTCAAGGGCAATGTCATGAAATATCTGTGGCGCTATGAGAAGAAATCGAAGCCACTTGAGGACTTGAAGAAGGCCCGATGGTATCTCGACCGGCTCATAGGTTTACGCGAACGTAAAGAAGATTGAGGGGGCATAGCGCCCCCTCTTTTTTATCGTGGCCCCGGCGCGTCGTGGCCTGTTACAAATTTGAAAACTTCATTCGCTTCTTCCCGTGTCTCAAACCGACCAAGGAACATGCGATTGCCGCCAATGGTAGCGTTAGCTTCAAACCGTGTCTGCCCCATTTGGGCAAAGGAACACCGGCCCACTCCATGCGCAACACGACGGTCCGGATCGTGCTTCACTGGCTTGCGGGTCACAGGGTCGCGTTCGCGGAGTGGAGTGGGGACTACTAAATTGTTCCAGCGGTTGTCCAGTTTGTTACCGTTGACATGGCGGACAGGGTGCTGTGGCCATTCGCCTGTCATCATGTTCCATATGATCCGGTGGGCTAAGGTCTGGCTCCCAGACAAAAGGACAGATATGCCGCCAACAGTTACCTTGCCTGCGGGGCGACCAGCGGGGAGGGTTCCTCTTGGCTTGCGGTAGGTTAAGGCTCCCGTGTCGGGGTCGTAATCAAACGTTTCCTTTAAGGTCTGATGTATTGTCATGTTAAATCCTTTCGGGCCGGGTTGGGCCAGGTTTGAGATTTCCGTGCACGGTTTGGCGTAAGCGGAAACCCGCAGAAAACTGCCATCCGTGCATGGTTGGGCCGGAAGTGCCGACTTTTCCCACCATTCATCCAAGGAAGTATATAGTGGGGTATTAACATCTATATATACTAGTATAGGTAGACGTCAACACCCAAAATGCTATAGCGGATTTAGAAAAACCATGCACTTCTGGCCCAACCATGCACGGATGGCAGAAACAAGCCATTTTTAAGAGCGCCAAACCATGCACGGATTTTGTCAAACCCGGCCCGAAGATGCCAAACCATGCACGGATGGCAGTTTTCCGTTAATCGTCATCAAAGACACCCGGCAAGTCGTCCGCATCGAGATTATGTGAGCCGACTTGCTTCATCTCGATGATGGGTTGGTCGGCTTCTTGCTCAATGTCCTCATGAGGATTTGATGACGCCAAGTTTAGCTGCTTCAGTGCATCAAGATGAAGTTGGTTTACGTTCACTTGGATTGCTGTGGTCGGCTTGGCTTGGAACTTATCCGGAGCAGTCACCCCGGCCAGCCATTTGCGTGTCTCAATCTTGAGCCTGTCGGCATTGGCAGATGTGTTGTCCGAGGCATCGGCAATGTCCAGACATTCATCCGCCCATTGATCCGCCGCGATTGCCCTGGCTTGCTTGAACCGCTCTTCTCGGTCGAGGTCTTTGCGTATCCAATGATAGAGCGATAGGTTGCTGATATTTAGTTCACGGGCAAGACCAGCCATTGTCAGGCCAGATGCGATCTTCTCCAGCAAAACAGTCTCGCCAACCTTATCTAAGTTCGACGCAATCGTGCGCCGTTTAATATGTCCAGCCATGTCTTATCCTTTGAGTAGTGTTAGAAGCCCATATAAAGCCCATAGAGAGGCATACATGGTGATTGCTAGGTTACGGTCCCGATTATAGCTAGGCACGCTCCAGACCCCTTAAAAACGTCTCTAAGAGGATAGAGACTGGAGCGGGGATAGCACGACCACCTTGTTCGTAATATCGGATAGCCCGTTCGGACAGTCCAATCTTCTGGGCAAGCTGGGCCTGCGTCAACTTCAGCGTCTCGCGTGTTGCTTTGAATTCATCACTTGTCATTTGCTTTGTTCCTTATTATTATGCGCACCTGTTCCACGCCATCGCTGCGGCGGTGGTCCCCGTCACCTTCGGGTGGCGGGATTTTCATTCATCCTTCAATGCTGCTTCTGCATCTTCAATCAATTCTATTGGGGGCCAGCGTAGATAGCACACATGTTCTGCGGTTATCACGCCAAGGGATTGTAGATATTCCATCAAGCGGTAGGCCAAGGTGGCTTCCGCCCGTTCGGTGTATCGGTCAGGCAGTGCGTCATCATCGTCGATCATAGCACCCTACCAATCTCTATCCCTTTTCGGATGCCTAGCTCAACGAGCCGTATCCAGATCGTGTGATCCCAGCCACCAGATAGGTAAAGCTGGCCATCGCTGTTGTCCTGCTTATCGCATTGCGCGGCGCAGATAAGCCGTGCGGTGTGTGTTATTTCTTTATCGGTCATGACCACCAATCCTCTTCCATCTCTTCGCGCTCCTGCGCGGTTGTCTTCGGCTTTGTTGCGATTAGGTAGGCAGTAAGAATTACCAGCCCAATGGTAACAATGATAAGCGGGATGTCGCTCATTTGCTTTGTTCCTTTTCACGTTCTGCGCGGCGTTCCGCGAATGTCTTGCCATCGAGGCCGCGCAGCGGCCAGGCACTGTCGGATGATACTCGGTGGCTCCTGCCCATTGGCGCGGCCTGCGGTGTCTTAATCATGTCACGCACCCTCTACGTTTACGAACACATAGCCGTTGCCTTTAGCATTGCCGCCTTGGGCGAACGTGCCCTGCCAGCCCATCTTTGCGATAAGGGCGTCCGCAGCGGCCTTGTGTGCGCCCTCAGTGTTTAGCGCATGGTCATAGCCAATCGTGACACTGCCAGCCCATGCTGTCGCTTTGATGCGTCCGCCTTTGGTATTAGTAGGCCCAAGATAGCGGGTCTCTATTGCTTGTGTGATAAATGTCATAGTTTCTCTTCCCATTATTGGCACTAGCGCCATCCTCGGCGCGGATTGCTCCGCGCTCCGGTGGGGTTAGCGGCGGTAGAACAAGCCATCATCCTTGGCCTTAAAAAACCGCTTTCGTGAACCGTCCGCAAGAAACATTTCCGGCGTATCGGCAATCGTGAATGTGCGATAATGGATTGCCCCATGTCCAAAACGTATCTCGGACATGGTTGGCTGGCGGCGGTAAACAATCTCGCCCTCGCCGCATTGATAAGCATTATACATTTGTGTTGCTCCTATGCCAAAGTGCCGTTGGCGTTAAATTCATATTCGTTGGCTTCGATATCCTCGCGGATTGCTTCCTCACTGCCCCAATATTCTAAGTCTCGCTCAAACGCCTTAGCCCAGTCGTGCAAGGCGTCTGCGAAAACGTCACGCAATGAAGTGATAGAGGCCGGGTTGGCAATCGCTGCGCGGATTGCATCCAGCAAATCTTCATCGCCACAATATCCAGTAAAGGGGCAATCCTGCCCAGCCGCTAACTTAGCCCAGCCATTATTGACTAACCATTTCCATGCGCGAACGCCTGACATTTCGGCAATGCCGTCACCGTAGTTGTCGTCCTGGTCCATGTCGAACGTCACGCCATTGCTGCGATAGCCAACTTCCCAGTTGCGGATTGTAAGCGGGGCAATCTTGGCGAAGGCAGTCAAGCTATCGCGCCATTCATCATCCCAAAAGAATTGGTCGCCTTCACGCCAACTGGAAATGACGCGTTGCTGCATCGCTGCGCCTAATTCGTCCAACTTGTAAACAGTAACTTCTAATACTCGTGCCATGTCAATTCCCCTCTTTATCGTTACGAATAGCAAATGTGAAACCCGCCAACATGCAGGCAATCCATATAAATGCAAATGCGTTAAACGGTATGTATTGCGATAAATCAAAAGCCATTGTCATTCCCTCTTTGCTGTCGATAGACATTGGGTAGGACCATTGTTCCGGTATGTCAACAATTAATTGCAACCATAATGGCAGTAATCATAATCACATTGTAATGTGAATGTCTCGCCTGATAATATAATAATGTTGGAACATGGTTCCGCTTTGACCTGGTGGATAGTCACCGCCGCGTCTCGTTTCTTGTGCGCCTTCGAAGCCATTTGGTCGCTAACTAATACACTGTTACAGTCTGTAACGCGCAGGAATACTAGGCTTTTTATATATAGGGGGGCGGGGGTGCTTTCGATCAGACCCCCCC